ATTTACGATATGGCTTCAGACAATGAAGAACGGGATCGGGATTTAGCTATTCAAATTGCTCGTTCTAAACCCAAAAATCATTCTTTTACTGGGCGTTGTCTATATTGCAATGATAATATTGTTAAAGGGCTATTTTGTAACGCCTTTTGCCATACCGATTACGAATCGGAGCAAGTTATTAAAAAGCATCAATGGCGATAGATATACAACAATATACTAAGTATAAGTATTCGATATTCTTGAATTTAGAATTTTTCCTTAAATAAATCTAGCAATAATGTAAACAATCACAACTGCAAGTAACCACCATTTAAAACTGCCATCAAATACCCAGTTTATAAAGTTCATTTCTCTTGTGCCTTTCCTTTAGCTTTTATCATTTGCGTTCATTTTGCGTAATCTGCTGTGTTTATAATAATTTGTTGAACAGCAATATCTAACTCTATAGCTTTATCATATAATTGTTTATGACCTGTTAAATCAGGATTTGCATTTAACTGTTCTAGTTCAGAAATTAAATTTCTAGCTTTAATTAAGTTTTCAGAAATATTCATATATCACTTTCTATTAAATGTTTTAATAAATCAAGACGACTAGGATGTTTTAATTTTCTAATAGCTTTACTTCCTATTTGTCTAATTCTTTCTTTACTAAGATTTAATTCTTTTCCTACACTTTCTAATGATTTTTCATCAAAAAATCTTTTTCCTATAACCGATTGCTCATTAAAAGTTAAAGTTTTTAACACTTTTTTAACTAAATTTTTTTCTTCTTTTTCATAAAGTTCTACATCAGGATTTTTAAATTCAATTAAATCTATTGGATTCATGCCCAAAACTTTTTGTAATTCCATTTTAGAAATTTCTGTTTCTGTAGAATTTCTTTTTAAACGCATATTTAATTGTTCTGTAGACCATAAATCAGTAGGACAAGCACCTAATACTTCCATTATTTGATTTGCTAAATCTGTAAAATTTCCTTCATTGGTAATTGGACAAATTCTCATTGCTATTAAAGCATTAAGTTGATTTAAACTAACATTTAATTCTTTAGCAAAATCAGATTGAGATTTATATCCTGCTTTTTCAATTGCTAACAAAAGAAGATTGTTTCTAACTGTTACTTTAATTCTATATTCTTTCATTTTATTCTTACCACTTTAGATTTTTTAAGAAGTAATTCATATTGCTCTTTGGCTTTGTCATCTAAATTTCTTAGTGGCAATTCTTGAAAAAATTTCCATTTAGCCCTGTATTCAGGTTGTTCAGATGGTCTTACCCACCCAAACTGTTTCCATCTTTCTTCAATGTTTGTACCACTTGCTGTCCAAACATATTGGTTTATGGCATCACTCATAAATCTTTCCTTATTTTTTAGCTGGTCTACCACCCAGTTTTCCATTAGAACGACTTGCTTGTTGTTTAGATGGGGAATTAGCTTTACCACCAGCCCCGCCTAATTGTTTTGCGGCTTCTGTTAAGTTGGTGTATTTAATGCTTCCTGAATCATTTCTTTTAGCTGTTGCCATACAAACCTTTCATATCCTAAGTGCTTGGGTTTTTAGTTTATACCTAAGTGCTTGGGTTTACAAGTTCCAATAATTTTTCTTCGGTGATCCCGTAAGTGCGTTCAAACTGTTTACGCCCAAGTCCGTGAATACCTGAATTTCCTCTATGATGTTCTGGACAGAGGGGTATAACTGGTGCTTGTTTTCTAGGGATATTTCCCCTTCGAATGTGGTGCAACTCTGCTGGTGTTTCTTCATATCCAATATAGGAACAGAGGACACAGCCAAATCTCGCCAAGCGATCATAATTTTCTTTTTCTTGTTTTTTCATCGAATTTTTGATTTTTCCAATTTTTTCATCGGATTTTTTATTGCACCGCACCATTTTCATCGGTGGGTTGACGCATTGCAACATTATCGGGTTTTCCAAATTTTTTCAATTTTGACTGCGGTATAACATACCCTTTACCATGACCGAGATCACCAATATTTATTTCTTGAATTGCTTCGGTAGATTCTATCCAACCAACTATATCGACTGATTTATTTTCTTGAATGATCGCAAGAATATATAAATCTACTTCATCGGCTTTTTTATCAATATGTATTACAAGATTACCGCTTTTATATCTTGTCGCTTTAACATCAATTTTTTTATTGTTTCTTATTAAATCTGCACCACCGCTTCTAGGTGAAATAGAAAAGTCTGGAAATACATTAAGATATTTTGCTACCGCAAATTCTCCAAGCAATCCATCTTCGTCTATTTCAATGGGATTTTGTTTTCCCATTTGTTTGTCCGTTACTTTGTTGTTTCTAGCTACACCATTTCTCATTACCGCAAGAAGGTTTGCAAAAGCAATTGTTGTCGGCTCTAATGTAATTATTGGCATATTACAATGCCTTGATCTACCGCCCAAGATTGAACATATTCAATAAACTCCGACATTTCTTCAACTGTTAATTTTGATGTCGGTCTAAATACAATATCAACCCCATGCCCGTCAATCGAAGGCAACATTTCAATTGGCTCGCCTCTTGCTCGTAACCAAGCCGCAGTTAAAAGTCTTTTCCAAGTTTCTACGGACTGTAATTTATTTGCCCATACAACCTTATCAGCAATATCACCGATTAAAGCGTGTAGCTTAGAGTTTTGCTCTAGGCTTCTATTGGGGGGCTTGATCTCCACTACATAGCCTGTAGGGGCTTCTAGTACCGCTTGCTGGGCATTTCTTCTTGCTAACTCATGAGCAAGAACAAAAAATCTTTTCATCGCCAATCTCCATGATTACCCCGATTACCTTTGTGCCATTGGTCTACAAAGTCATCGGCTAATTTATTCCAAATTTTCTGCGTTTTGCTATCGGTGATATATTTTCTAAATTTATCCAAACCCAAGTCAGCCCTTAACTTACATAAGTAACGGACTGAGCATTGGTGCTTGGACAATTCAGATTGATTCAATTAAACACCGCAACCGCACATCATTTTTCCGTTATAACCTGATACGCAACGATAGGGCGCATAAGCTGGACAAGATGCCGAAACCGCAAATGAAACTGTTAATAATAAAATTGCAATCGCTTTTTTCATGTTTAATACTCCTTAAAATGGAATTTCATCATCAGTAAAACCGCCAGCACCAGCACCAGCATTTTTGGGACTACCACCAGCACCATCAGCACTAGCTTTACCGCCTAATAATTGCATATTGCTTGCAATTACTTTAGTTGAATACTTCTCAACCCCCGTAGTTTTGTCTGTGTATTTATCAGTCTTTAATTTACCTTCGACATAAACTTGTGAGCCTTTGTTTATATACTTTCCAGCAATTTCCGCAAGCTTGCCAAAAAACACAACATTGATCCACTCGGTAATTTCTTTTGGTTCACCTTGCTTATCTTTGTATTTTTCAGTACACGCAACAGAAATGTTAGTAACGCTACCGCCATCTTGTGTAACTCTTACTTCAGGGTCACGCCCTACATTGCCTAAAATGATTACTTTGTTTACGCCACTCATGATTTTTTTCCTTGTAAATGTTTACGACCTGAACCTTTTTTGGTATAGCTACCGCTTTTGGTATGGTGAATTTTGGCATTTTCAGTATTCAACGCAGTAAAAATATTTTTAATATCTACATTCGCCGCTTTTACAAGAGCAAGTTTTACCAAAGAAATATTTTTTCTATCTTCAACTGAGTATTTTTTTGTCATTGCCGACCTTTCATGAGTTCTACTTCTTTTTCAACTTCTTCTAAAAACTGTTTGACCACAACCTCAATATCGGAAATAGTGTCATTGCTTCTGTGCAACCGCTTTACAAACAGTTTGCTTCTTTCGGGCATACGAGGATCAAAGCTTATGAAGTCGCACCACTCACGCTGGGCGCAAGCCATTTGAGTTTGCATTTGATACATATACTTCAAAGGAATTTCTTGCGACTTTATCGTAGCCCAATGGGTAGCAGAATTTGGACATTTGATCTCACAAAGACCATCAGTAGAAACCAAGCCATCGGGACTAGCCCCAAACCAAGCAATAGAAGGATGATCCACGAATGGTACTTGCTCCACAAAAATATCTTGCGTAGTTTCGTAAGCCATTCTTGCGTATGGTTCATTGTCAGTACCCCATTGCATTGCCGAGTTAGTAAATGATTCCTCGACTGTACCTGTAACCCGTTGCAATGCCAACTCAATTAAATAATTTCCTCGGCTGGCGGATACTCCAGTTTTAGTTTTAGCCATGATGTCGGCAACTCTTGAAGCTGTTACTTTGCCCCGTCTAAGTTCAAACCATTCGGGTGTGCCTTGAATAATATCGCTCATGATGTTTGTTCCAATTCTGCTTTGCGGTTATCTTTGGCTTTTAAAATAACATTAAGAGCTTTTTTATCTTTGCTCAAATGTTTGTACGCATAGGAATATTGCGCTTTTAATTCATCCATTGTTTTGCACTCTTTAATGGATTGCTCCCATTCTAAAGATTCATACATGAGATTTGGCGCATCTTCTTCGGGAAGATCAGAACCCGCAAAAATATAAAGCCCAATGCCGAAGCAAGCAATATTTTTTGCCAAGCACCGCATTTGCGAATCCGAAATTTTTCTTGCATCAGGGTTAGTAATGGCATTGTTTCGGTTATCCATTACAGGCAACTGCATACCCAATGTTTTACCAAATGCCGTAACCTGAGTTCGTACCATCATGGTTTCGTTGTATTCGATTGGTGGTAAAAATTCCCAAGTAGCAGAATTGTCTTTCTGCAATAAAATATCCACGCAATAAGTCCAAGAAAGATAAGTTAGCTGACCTTTCTTTTCGGTGTGTTCGTTGACATTGATTTTTCTTAATTCGTTATAAGTTTCCATGATTACTCTCCGAGAGATTGATTAAATTGTTCTGATGCTTCTGATTCTGCAAGGTATTCCTGATAGTCAACGCTTAACATATAAATTTTTAAGCCAAGCTTTGCCCAATCTTTTTGCTCTATGTAATCTTGAATCGTGTTTTGAATTTCAAGATTTGCATGACCGATTAACGCATAAGCCATGTTGTTTGTAAGGGCTGGATTGTTATCGGGTTTGTTTAATATTTCTACTACTCTTTCGTCTAATGATTTCATACGCTTCTCCTTGATTAAAAAAATACTGCTTAACTCTATACTACAAAAAAAGTAATTACCTCACAAGTAGTAATTACCCTGATTCTTAAATTCTTTTACCGAAACAATCGTGCAAGGTTTTTCAGCATAACGCTTACGCACAATCAAATCGACAATCTGACTGTCATCCCGATAAACAGTTTTATTCATCGCATCCAAAACTGTTTTAGCCAAATTGTCCGCATCGGGTCTAAATGTGGGAACAGTTTCACCGCATAGGCAGCTTAATATTTTTGCCTTTGAAAATGATTTAGGGATCGGCATCCTAAACTCGATGAAAACTGTTAATGGCTCAATCAACAACATTGGATTGTCGTTTGACCGCATGGCATTAGAAGCAAGCCATTCAATCATCCCTTCAGCATTTTTGGTTTTGGCTGGGGTATAAGTTCTCGCAAACCCGCCAGCACTTGTAAACCTAGGTCTACCCTTGGCAACTGGTATGCCGTCAATGATGAATCCAAAATTATTCATGCACTAGCTCTTTTTTCCCGCTTATCAAGAATGAATTTCTTCATGTCGAAATAACTGTTAAAACGAGCCTTGGCTGGGTCACCGCCACATTCAGTCCTGTAGGCTTCCTCAATCTGTTTATCGCTCCC